CACTTTCTACCATATCTAGTATGTCATTTGCTCTATCTATATTATCTTTAAGATAGTCAATAGGATCGTCTGATAATCGTTTCGTTAATGAAACCATTTCCTGCTCCAATGGATTCATATCAAACTCCTCTTGTAGATTCTCCCTATCTAATACTAATTCTTTTCCCATTCCCTTACTCCTAACCATATTTATAATTATATCAGAAAATAATAATATTGTAAACGTTTATAAAGGCGTATATTCTTACATAGTATGTCGATATATTCTCGACTTACTATGTAGAAATGTGACGCATAAAAATCCCGGAGAGAATAAACTCTCCGGGATTTCAGTTATTAATTATTACGGTCTACCTTACGGTAGGTTAGTAACATTTACTAATTGATAATATTCTTTCGCACCGAATAGATGGTTGTGAATTGCATATCTGCTCATCAGTCCCATAGTTGGTTGGAAAGAATCTTCAAACTGTGTTCTAGCAGCTAGAAGCTGAATGTATGGTAGGTAAATTACACCTGTATCATACTCGGATGGTCCTTTGTATCCCAAAATAAATTGGTCAGCAGCTTCGAATGTATCACGATAAACATTCAATCTTCCGCTAAGGGAACCAACTCTTGCAACTCCTGTTACTGATGTGTTGATGTCAGAATTTACTGGGGCAATTGTGAAATCTGCCAAAGTTTCAAAGACTGCGCATACACTTGGATTTGCAACTACCCAATTCGCCGAACCTCTTCTCGTGTTCGTAGCGATCACGTTTGATCTACGGATCATGAAGTTGTATAATTCTCTGTAACGCTCAGCCTCCCAACGACCTCTATAAGAGCCTGTCGCGGAATAACTCCATGTGTTTTCATAACCAGCACCTTGATTGTCTACTGTAACTTCAATAGCAGCGATAAGCTCTCTATCAATTTCAGCCGTAATTTCGTAAGACAGAATATCCATCATTTCTTCTTCAAGGTCAAGACCGTGCATAGCTTTCAAATCTTGAGCAACTTCAAGAGACCAACGGCTTCTCAACTTACGAGTTTTAGCTTCAACTTGAGCCTTTTCAACTGTCGCATTTACTTCTCTAATAGCAGTTCCATCACCTATACCAAGACCTACATCTCCTGTTACATTAGAACCAAGAGATTCACCAGCCGAGGTAACATGAGAACCAGAATAAGCAGAGTCAATAGTGTTGTAACCAAGTTCTACATTCTCGTTCCCACCATATAACTGACCAGACTGTCCAGCTTTGAAACGTAGAGCAAATGCTAGTCCAACAGGTCCAGTAAGTGGTTGCACACCAACGAGTTCGTGAGCAATGAGTTCTGGGAAAGTTCTTCTAACCATAGGAACGGCAATTTTATGAAACATACCTGACGTAGAATAATCTTTGGCACCAATACTGTCGTGACCGGTACTGAAAGATGTGGTTTCAAACAGGTGTCTGTGTTGGTTTTCCAACATAAGAGCGGTAGATTTTTTAACCTTTTCGCTTTTAATTTCTTTACCTTCGCTAAGGACTTCTTCCCATTTCTCAACTAACTTTTTTAAGTCCATTTGTTTTCCTCCTTATATATTTTTAAATCTTTTACGTTAAGGAACTTTATTAGTCTTTAACGTATTTACATAACCTGATAGATATTCATCGAATGGGCTTTCATCACCTTTGACCTCGTCATCCTCGTCATTCTCGATTTCTACCTTTCCTTCGCTAATATCTTTTTTGGTTACATCATCGTCTTCTTCTTCTTTATCATCATCAGTGGAATCCTGGGATTCAACAATAATATCGAATTTCTTGTCGATTTCTTCCCTATCAGTTACACCGTCTAATATCCCGAAGACATGGGTTTTCTGAGATTCAGTTAATCCATCAGATTTCTCTCTCAGATAAAGAGCTGCAGCAAGTTTTTGTGCATCTCTTTGTAATTCAAGTTTATCTGAAATCTCGCTATCAAGGTCACCACGAAGTTTAAGAATTTCTTCTTTCGCTTCTGCTAGTATTCCTTTAACTTCGTCATCCAGAAGACCTTCGTCAACTGATAAACGAATCTTGAATTGTTCAATCAAATCACTATAAAGCTCTCCACGTTTTGCGTATTCCACGATTTTCTCTGGAATGACCATTTCTTCGTCAATTATGGAATCAACGAAATTTGAGAATTTAGATGTGATTTCTTCCTTATACTCTTCAAACTTGGCTTCATAATCTTCTATGAGTTTTTCCTTTTCAGCCTTCAGAGCAATTTCAGTAAGTTCTTTAGCTTTGATTTCGGCAAGTGTTTCTGCCGCTTCATCAATCTTAGCTTTGATGATTTCGTCAAGCTTTTCTTTAATTTTTTCTTGTGCGTCTGCATCTAATTTTGCAACGCCAAGCATTTCTAGAAGTTTGTCCATATTGTTTGTTCTACCCTCCTTTATTGTTTAGTATATTTCTGTATCTATCTGTACCTATTTATACATACTATTAGATCCTAATAAAAATGATGTGGATATTGAAAGGATAAAAAAGGAGGGAGCCTCCTTTTCCGTATACTTTCATTTTACTTACTGATCCATTCTAGAACTTGCCATACTTGTCGCTTATGGGCTTCCTTTGCATCTTCCATAGTATATTTCTTTTTACTGCCGATTATTTCAAATTCCTGTGCCTCATAGATGCCGTCAACCCATGAAGATGGATTGGAAGGATCCGCTACAAGGTCGTATGTCAGAAGACTAAAATCTTCATTGACCCAACCTTCATCTCCTACAGTACCAAGTCCCCTACTAGAAATACCAAGTTTGCCTTCTTTAATAAGTGTTTTGGCAATACTACCCATAGGAGTATCAAGAACCTTTGCTCTCCCATAAACATCATTACCTTTCCATTCCAGAACTTTAGTCAGAATTGCAACCTTATCCAGGTTGATTTCTGGGTTCTGTGGATGACCTAGTTCACCGAACGCATTTTTGTTATCTATTTTGCTCTCTGTAAGTTTATCGATTTCACGTTCCAATAATTCTTTTTTGTATCTACGCTTATTATTGTTCTCCACCTCAGCACTGCTGAAAATCCCAACAATGTGCGTTCCTTTGGTTTTGGATTCAGTGATTTCATAATCATGTGAAACTTCTGTTATTAATTTTGCCATTTTGTTTACTCCTCGTCTTTATCATCTTCCACATCTTTAGCATCATCATCCTTTGCGTCATCATCCTTTGCGTCATCATCCTTTGCGTCATCATCCTTTTCTTCCTTATCAAAATCATCTTTGAGTTCCAATTTACTTTTCAGTTTCTCGTTCCTCTTGGCTCTGATTTCTTTTGCTAGGATTTCTTTCGCACTTGTAAATTCATCCTTTTCAAATGCGTCTAATGCTTTTTTGATTTCCTTTTTGTCCATTTGTTCTATTCCTCCCTCTTATACATATTTATATTTAAAAACCTTCTTCTTCACTTTTTAGTCCAAGTTCTATATCCTTTTTCATTCCTTCAACATTCTCTGTAATTTCTTCATCGTCCCACTTCAGATATTTTTTCATCAAATAGTATATAGAAAATTCAGGTCTATCAGCCAGAGTACTGTAATTATTAAATCTTGATTCTATAAAATTCTGATACATTTGTTCTCTATAGTCTGAAGGTGGGTTTAATCTTATCATAAAACTCTTTTTATTCAGGCTATATTGCTTCTTTAAACCTTTGAATTCCAAATGCTTCAGAAAGAGATCATTCAGATCAGTGGTAAATCTACCTTGTTGTCGTTCTAGAAATTTAGCCCATTTTACTTCATCCCGTTGTATTTCACCGGTTTGGCTACCACCGAACATAATGTCAGCTTGACGATTTTCTTGTCCTGCCACAATACGGGACATAGGATATTTGAGAGCCCTATATAATTTTCTAGCAAAGTAATAAACATCATCCAGTTCTGTAAAACCCTTTGAGTCTCCACCTATTGATTCTATTTGTGAGCCTCTACCATCAGCACTTTGTGGAACAAAATAGTTTTCTAGTAATGAGAATATCTGTGGTTCGTGAGTTAGTTCTCCTGTAGCAGGATCATAGGTTTGTTTTCTTGACATCCTTTGTTTGATTTTCTCTACATATTTCAAAGCTTTATCACGAGGCATGTTACCTGTATCTATACGGAATACAAGTCTTTCAGGTGACCTTATTATTCTGTATATGATAATGGATGTTTCAAGTAATTTTAATTGGTTATATGGTATTTTAGCTTTTTCTAAATACCCTATTATTTCATATCGTGTTTTACCATAAATACCTGTATTCACAAACCCTATTTGATCAGGATAGAATATAATTAATTCTCCATTATTTGCCATCTTTTCTGCTTCTTCTATACTTTTAGGACGTTTAATGTTAGATTTTAGATATTGATAGAATGCAATGATCTCTCCTGTTGTAGGATCATAAGTATAATCCATTGTTTCACTTGGGAGCCTTTTGACATTTATTATTCCTTTTGTTTTCTTATTTGTATCTACTATACGCTCATAAAATGATCGGCCATCAATAAAATATGTTCTAAATGAGTTCCATAAAAAATCTTCCGTATTTATTCTTTCATAGAACAACTCTTCAAATTCCTTGTGAATGTTTTTTACTATATTTTCATTTTTGGCCAAATCGGAATTTATTATATCTAGATGTAATATTTTATTTTCATCATCACCTTGTACGGCCTCATTCGTTGCATCTTCTACAACATCCGCAATTTCAGCCGTTTGTGCCATGAGCCTATATGATATTATTTTATCTAATTCATTCTTGAAAGACTTATCTATATAATTACTATAGAACATATTAAAAGATGAGGTTCCTATGTTTCCAAATCCTGGAATATTAGGTATAGTTTCCCAACCTTCACCTTTTTGAGCATCAATCTGCTTTCTTGTCTGTTTATCCTTTTTTACAAATGCAGCTAGTGCCTCATCTATCTTTCCTTCTGTGATAATTCCTTCATCAACTAAAGCAGATATCGTTTCGTTAAATTGTAATTCCTCGTTTTTTCTCCATGTCGATGGTTTAAACCATACCATTGTTATCTCCTTCACACATTTTAATATATTCCTCCATTCATATTTATGAAATCTAACACTATTTTATATATAGGTACAGTATCATCATATGTCTTTGCCGTAAATTTTAATACTATACCACTTATCATTGACCGTATATGTACAAGAATATCCGTGACTGTTATATTTTTAGAACTACTTATCATTGACCATATATATACAATATTGTCCGTGACCTTTATTTCTTCTGAGGAAATATCAAAATGCAATATTTCCATCTATAATTCCTCTACGACTACATCAGTAGAGTGATAGTAGATGTAGGTATCCTTGAACAACTTCCATACTATTTTATATTTTCCTACAGTGCCCGTTACCGTTGTTTCAACTATTGTATATACCCTATTCAATTCTACCATGGCAGCCACCTCTGGCACTACAATTTCATTACTACTATCATATATTGAAGCCGATGCTGAAGTTGGAACAAAGAGCTGTCCGTCTTGATCATTTACTGTTATTTCCACAGCTCTTCTTTCATTTTTATATAGTGTTTGATAAGTTCTCATTTATTTTTCCCAATTTATTTGTATAACATCCTCTTCTATAATGAGATCAGCAAGAATGAAACATTCTATTTTAACTGGTTCTATATTTTGTGGAATATCCTCGACGCTAATTTTCGATCCTTCAAATTCTGTGTTTTGTCCAAGAATTTCATTAAACTCTTTGAGTTGCTTTTCTCTTTTGCTTATTACATCTCTATTCTGTTCTATTAGTTCTCCAAACTCTTTTTGAAATAAACCAACATTTTCATTTAATACAAAATTATCATTTTGGATTTGTGGTGAACCATCTTCATTTTTATCTGCATGTTTCTGTGCAAGTCCTATCCTTTCATTTTCAAACGCTTGAAATTCCTCACTAACTTTACTTACTTCTTCAAGGGTTTCAATTTCATCACGCATAGTTACTTTATTTTTTGCTAAAAAGTAACTGAACTTTACTGAATATTTCTCCCCCTCTAGTGAAGTAATAACATTGTGTAACCTTAATAAATTTAATTTCTTAATCTCCATTTTTAAATCCTCCTTTCACATATTTATATTTCATTCCTATTTAGATAATTTAACTCTCTTAAACCATCCTCTTGCGTATTTTTCTTGTGTTGGGGATTGCTTCATATATTTCATATAATGCCTCCCTTGACAAACATTTAACATTGTTAATAATATCTCTTCATCGCCAACAACCTTTGAAAGAGCTTTCATTGTGGCAGGACCAACATCTCCATCAACAACAAGGTCGTTAAAAAGAGAATCACCACGATTCAAATAATTTAGACATTCTTGTAGAAATTTAGATGCTCTACCTGTACCCATATTTACTCCCGTATCAAACATTTCATCAGCTATAGTCTGTGGAAAGTTATCAAGCTTATTTATGTCCCAATAACCCACTTTATAAAATTGTCTTACTAAAGCATCGAGTTCATGATTTGGAACATTCGGTCTTGTTTTATCAATAATCACCCATCCTGACCAATGCGGATTATATTTTCTTGAGATGCCTCTGTATGTTTCACCACCTGCATCATCAGGATCAAACACATATCCACCTTCATGTCCCATTGTCTTATCAAACGCTTTATTAAAATCTGCCATAACTCAAATCTCCTTTATTTTTCCTTTATACTGTATTTATTTCTGCGATATCAGCTGTTGCTACTTCATCTACTTCTGCTATATTAGCAGAGACTACGGTATTTATATCATGGCCCCAACCGAGGATAGCAGCAACAAAATCAATCTGTAACTGTGCTTGCCTTGAAGTACCTTGATTCCTATCATACATGAATACGGCTCTATAATTAGAACCTGTACTATTTGTGCGATAGTCGAACATCA